TGGTGAATTAGACCAAATGGTTCTTCCACCTTGTCATTATGGATTTCAAGTTTATACAAGAGAATTGAGTATAGAAGAGAGAATAGACTACGCTTTATCTAAAAATGACTTTAGATTTACAGATGCTATTATAAATGAGGAAGATTATGAAAAATACAACATTCCAACCAGAGCAATCTCTTTAATGTGGAATCAACGTTCAGTAGATACATTCTTAGGTTTACCATTCAATATTGCTTCTTATGGATTGTTATTAGAAATAATTGCAAAAGAAGTTAATATGGTTCCTGATGAATTGATTGGAAATCTTGGTGATGTACACCTTTATTCAAATCATTTGGAGCAAGCAAAAGAACAAATTGGTAGAGACTTAACATTAGAAGAAAGATGTGAAATAAAATCAAAAAACGATGGCACTAGAAATACATATGAACAATCTATAGATACATTTGGTAGACTTGAGGTTAAAAAATGGATGGATGAAGCCAACATTCCAAAAAGAACAAGAGAACCTTTTCCATTACCAACATTTGATTGTCCAGCAATGGATGAAATTCCTCATACAACATTTGATGAATTAGTTTTTAAATTACAACCTGAGGATTTTTATATGGACGATTATAAATCACACCCAGCAATCAAAGCACCATTAAGTAATTAATATGAATTTTATAACAGGATTGCTATATGGAATACTAGCACAGATATTTACCTTCATACAATTACAAGGACAGTTTAGATGGGAGTGGGCAAAGTCTCATCCATTCATGATGTCTCTTATGGGTGTTCCTATTTCACTTTTATATTTAGGATCAGTAAAACATTTAGTATCACATTTTGAAGGTCAGCTTTGGCCTTCACGTCTATTGGGATTTGCAATAGGAGCAATAGTATTTACAGCAATGTCTTGGGCTTGGTTCAAAGAACCTTTATCATTAAAAACTTTAACATGCCTAGCATTAGCACTTTGTATAATGGGCATACAATTATTTTGGAAATGATACATTTAGAATATGTTATAGATGGAGTATACACAGTATATTTTAATAAAAATAAAGTAATAGGAAGTTTTATTATGCAAGACGATGGTTATTTCGGATACTACCCAAACGAAATATCAGGATATTGGAGTTCACATGCACTTAGACTTGTAGCAAATGAATTAGATGAACTGAACAAAGAATGGAATGAATACATTGAGAAAAATTTAACAGATGGAAAATAAACTAGAAGTTTTTAAAAGACATGGATGGACTATTGAATGTGAATCACCTTACGAACTGAGACATGTAGATGGTTCATTTGCATCAGGACAAGCAGCATACATTGTTGAGGATTATATTTTAACATTAGGAGATGAGTAAACTAGAAACATGTCACCACTGCGGTGAAGAAAAAGAAAATTGTTATCACGGATACATAGCAATGTGTATTCCTATTCCTGAAGCAGAAGCTCAAATTGATAAGTGGGGAAGGGGTATTTGGTTTGAAAATTTAGAAAGAACAGATCTTACTGAAGATGAAATGAAAGAGCTTGATAGCCTTTCTTACTACGATCAACTACTAAACACAGTTGGACGAGGAGTACAATGTGATGATTGTGGAAGAAAAGAATCAGAACTCTATAGAAAATACTATCCGGAACAATATAAGTCCGAATAAAATATAAATAAAGCATACCATACACAACACCAATACAAACATACGTATATATGAGAAAGTTATATTACAAACTAGTTCAATTCATAGGTTATACAATTGAAATTATTGATACCATAGATTTTACAACGTGGGAGACTACTAAACGGACTCACATTGTGGTATACAAGTATTATGGTAGATTTAAACACGACAATAGTGTTAAAATGAGAATGATTTGGAAATATAAAATAAGATAGATATGAAAATAGCAGTAATAGCACATGATGGTAAGAAAGCAGATATGGTAGCTTTCATAATGAAAAGACTAGATTTCTTTAGTAGGGTAGAAATAATTGCTACAGGTACTACAGGAAAACATATCGAACATGCCGGACTAAAAGTACAATGCTTAAAGTCAGGACCATTAGGAGGTGATGCACAAATTGCCTCTTTAATAGCAGATGGAGAGGTTAATGGTGTTATATTCTTCATTGACCCTTTAGATGTTCTACCACACCAAGTAGATGTAAATATGTTACTTAGAATTTGTAATGTATATAACACTCCATTAGCAACCAATTACAAGACAGCAATATATGTCATAAATGGATTAGAAACTAAATTAAATAAAAAATGACAGTAGCACAATTAATAGAAGCTCTAAGTAAGATAGAAGACCAAGAGGCATGGGTAATGGTAAGAGGATATGAAGGAGGATATGATGACGTAATGAATATAAATCCAACACCTATAGATATAGCCTTAGATGTAAATAAAGAATGGTACTTTGGTAAACATGAAAGAGCAGAAATGTTGATATATGACGACAGGAAAGACTATCAAATAGTAAAAGCAATTATACTTTAGGTTGGTTTATAGGATTATCATTCGTAATTTTATAGCATAATTTAAAAAATAAAAGTTATGAAAAAGTTAGTATTTAGTTGGTTTGATGCTCATCGCTTAACTCAGAAAGAAGTTGAGGATTTTGATTACATGTCTAACATTCTCAGCAACTTTGAAGAGGAGTATGAGGAATTAGAGGAAGAGGTGGCTTTTAAATTAATTTGTTACTATCAAATTTCTTTCTTAAAAAAGTTGCATCACATTAGTTAAAAGAGTATCTTTAGGTATCAATAATTTAAAAAATAAAAGTTATGCAAATAAAAATTAATATTCCACAATCAATTATTATCTCTTGTAAAGAGTGTGAGCTTAATGAAAATCAAATAAAAGAGCTTTTCAGCAGGTACATGGAAGAGGTTATGAATGACCCTTACTGTCAATTTCAGAATGATTTTGATAATTGGATTAACTCAGATGATGGTGGGGATCATTTCACAGAAGTATCACAACAAAATCTATAAAATTATGAAAAAAGAAACACTTGAAGAAGTTGCTAAAAAATATTATAACAATTTTACAAAAAGAAAAGAAGAATTTGCTTTTATAGCAGGTGCTAAATGGCAACAAGAAAGAAGTTATAGTGAGGAAGATGTGATAGCATTTGGAGAGTTTATATTTAAAAATACACTTTTAGCACATTCCAAAGGAGTAAAAAATTTATTTGAACAAAATAAAAACAAATAAAACAAGAAATGAATACTCAGACAAATAAACGGGCGATAGAAACAATAGGGTATAAGGGTAAGACATATGAAATAGATGTTCCGATGAGAGACCTATGTGAAGCACCACACCAAGACAATAAATGGCAACGTGAGCAAATAGAATTCGCTATTCAACAACAGGACTGGAATACGGTGAATAATAGAATAATAAACGGATTGAGGTTTATGTGGATGTGGGAGTTAGATGAGAATGGGAATAGAATAGAATAGGGTTTTTTTTTGTAAGCAACCAACATTATTAAATGTTTTTTTGTTTAACGCATTGTTTTTTTTTGTTGCACAACACCATGTATAATTGGAGTTCATTGAAATTATCGCGTATTTTTGCGCAATAAACGCGGTTTTTTTGTTGTTCAAGCAAAGTAGTAACGGTTGTAGAACAAGACGCAAGTATATTAAACGGTATGTGTAGTATTGTTTTTTTTTGTAGCAAATACGCTATAGTATGTGACATGATGTGAGGTAATGGGTATTGTCGTTTGTTGTGTAGGGGAAAAGATCCGCCCCGCCCCATCCCGTCTCCTTGAAAACCTAAACGTATATACGACAAAACATAACGTTACGATAGAGCTTCTCGATGGTTGGTATGCGTTTTTGTTATGATTTGACTCCTTTCACCCGCGGAAGTCTTGTTTTTGTTGCGTTTCGATAGAGCTTCTCGATGGTTATTGATTTTTTCGATAGAGAAATTTGGTTACTGCAGAATTTTTTTGTACATTATAAAAACTTAAAAAATATTTTATGCCTATTATTGTACTGTTTCCCGTTTATGGATTGCTTTTTGGAATACATTATGTCTCACCCGACATAGATGAAAATTTTGATGTTGACGACGATGTCCATATGCTTCAAATCGCACTGGGGTTTTTTGGTTTATCCATTATGTGGTAATTGTTTTTTTTTTGTTCATAACTTTTTTTGTTAAAAATTTGGTTACGTTATTTTTGTGTTGTAATTTTATAGCAGAGTTAAAAAATAATTAATTAACATTAAATTTAAAGGTTATGACACGTAATGAAATCATTGCACAAGTAAAAGAAATGGGTATTAAAACAGAACGCCCAGCACACCAAATGAAAACAGAGGCGCTACAAGCACTCTTAACCCCACAAACAGAGGCTCCTAAAGCCCGTGGGCGTAAAATTAATTTGGGTAGTGCCCGTCAAGCTAGATTAGTTGCTCAAGCAGCTCGTGCTCTAGAAGGACCGATTAAGAAAGGTCGTCGTCCAAATGTTACAAGCGCTCGTCAACAAAGACTAGCTGCTATTGAAGCACGTAAAGCGAATGGTGAAATCATCAAGCGAGGAAGACCAGCTCTAGCAATCTAGACCCCATGAGCCCCAGAAAGAAATTGACCCGACAGAAATGTCGGGTCTTTTTTTGTCGTACATAATATTTTTGTTCGTAAATATTCATAAGCAATTTCTGTTTTACTAGGATACATCAGATATTTTTCGTACCTTTACCCCAATTTTAAGATTGAAAAAAAAACACATATCAAAACGAAACGAAAATGAATTAAAAAAGACTTGGTTGATGGGAATAAGGGTCGTAATTTTATGCCTGAGTTAAAAACAACAATTAACAATTAAATTTTAAATTAAGGTTATGAAAAAACAAGACGTATTAAACCGTGTATTGAATTCTGTGGGTTATTTTTTTAGCAAAGACGACGTTGTTCGTTTGATTGAGTCTCTGGACGAGACAAAAAACATTACCGTAACAGATATTGGAGCGGCTCTAGATGCTGCGATGGATGTTCTTGCCCGCATGGGAGATGATTTGCTAGATGTTAGCACGGCTGAGTTTGATTTGAATGGAAATGAAATTCAATTAGTAGCTGTAGACGTAGATTTGGATTGCATTAGAGAACAAATGGAAGATAAATTGATGCCGTTAGGCGAAGCCGATCCAAATATTAATTAAAATTAAAGCGCTTCGGCGCTTTTTTTTGTCTACATTATTTTTGTGTCGTACATTTATACATTAAAAAATTAAATTATGGAAACAATTAATGAAATTAGAAGTTATTTTTCTACCAATTATGGTTATGTAGATCTGGACCAGTTACCAGATAGTTTTATTCTAGAGTTTATGTCTAGAGATTATTTAGGGAGGTTATCATTTGAGGTAAAAATGGATTGCCTTTATGATTATATTTTGTCACAAGATTTATGTGGTGTAGAAGAATAAATAAAGCGCTTCGGCGCTTTTTTTTGTTTATACGAGCTATGTTTTGTATCTTTATATCATAATAACATTCAAAAATTAAACAACATGGAAAGAAAAGTATCAGACATTTTAACAGTAGGTCAAGCACCTCTTTCATTCATCCAGATCAATAGAGGGAAATATGAGGCAGTTTGCCCCTGGTGTACTAAAGATTTAGGTAAGGTTAAAGCTAAAACGTACGGAGATTTGGTAGTTAAAGTGTTTCCTATTCAAGCTAAACATATGAATATGTGTAAACAAAGAGAAGCATTAGAAGGAGACATGAAAGTATTTATTTAATTAAAGCGCTTAGGCGCTTTTTTTGTCCCAACGTGGTTGGGACTTTTTTTTGTCGTACATTTATACCCTAATTTAAACATTAAAAAATGAAAACATTAGTTATACACCCACAGGACAAATCAACTGATTTTCTTAAGCCGATCTACGCCAGTCTAGACGACGTTACTCTAGTGACTGAAGGTTGGTCCCAGAACCAGATCCGGGAGGCTATCCAGACCCACGATCAGGTGATGATGATGGGCCACGGGAGCCCAAGCGGATTATTTGCCGTGGGGCAGTTCCCTACTAATAACCCTTACTCCAGTCATGTAATTGGAGCTAGCATGGTGTGGGAGTTGAGCCAGAAGGACAATAATATTTTTATCTGGTGTAATGCCGACCAGTTTGTTAACAGACATGGGCTCAAGGGTTTCTACAGCGGGATGTTTGTCTCGGAGGTGGGTGAGGCTTTTTATTGCGGTGTCAAGACATTTGATCAAGCCTCAGTAGACAAATCGAACGACACATTTGCCCGTCAGTTGGGTGAGTGTCTTGGAGCCACGCGCGCGCCAGAAGAAATCCATGCCCAGATAAAAGAACATTATGGGGTATTAGCGGCCACTAACCTTATAGCTGAATATAATCATCAACGTCTTTATTTGAATTAATTTGGTTATATTAAGTATTATTATTATCTTTATAGCAAAGTAATAACAATTAAAAAATTAAATTATGAGTGAAAATCAAACCCCAGAAACAGATGAAAACGTATTAGAAGATTGTTTGTTTCAATTAACAGTAAAAGATGGTGTAACGGCCCTTAAAGTAGAAGGTACATTAGGAAGTGTCTCAGAAGCGCTAGCCAATGCTGCCGTACAAAGTCCTCAACTGGAGGAGGTACTTAAAATGACTACCTACATGTTGTTCCAGCATCATATGTCTCAACAAGAAGACTCATTATCAGATGAAGATGAAGTGTCAGTTGAGGCTAGTGAGGTATTAAAAGATTTATTTGGTAAAATGGGTCAAGCTTAATTAAATAGATTTGGTGGAGCGAAAGTTCCACCGTATCTTTATCTTAAAGTTAAACAATTAAAAAATTAAATTATGTCAACAAGATCATATATTGGACGTCTTACAGAAGATAAACAGGTTTTTTCTGTGTACTGCCATTTCGATGGTTACCCTTCTGGTGTAGGGAGAATATTAAGAGAACATTATTACAGACCTGAGGATGTATCTAATTTGCTTTCTTTTGGTAACATAAGCTCATTAGCTACCGTAATTGAAGATACTATTTTTTATGGGCGCGATAGAAAAGAACCAAACCAAGAACAAATACAGGAGACCTACGATGAGTTCCTCCCGAGCATTGGCTTTGAGGACTCAGGGGTCGCCTACAAATATTTGTTTGATGAATACACTGAAGAGTGGTCTTGTTACAACATGCAAGGCGACCTAGTTGAAATACCTACTGATGATCTAGACATAATCAGGTAGTTATGCTTTAATTTTTTAATGTTGTTTGGATCGGCTTATCAGAAATGGTAAGCCGTTTCTATTTATTACCATGAGGCATAAGGCATTTATAGTGTTTTTGATCATATGGATCGCGGAGAACCTGTCTATCCCATTCTGGGTGGTTGGGCATGTCCATCTTACAATGAACATCTATGAGGACATTTATGAGCTAATTGCCTCATTTGGGATGAACATTATAGTGGCTCTAGGATTCTGGTTGGGGTGGAAGAACCATTCCAAGGAAATAAATAACAAGTAAACTAAATAATACCATGAGTGAAAGAAGACAAGCAATTACATTAGTGTGGAACGAATTTATCAGGACATTTATGCCTAAGCTGGACAAGCTAGACACACCGGCTGAGAGGGTAGTGTGTGCTCGTCTCCTGAAAGCAGCCCTCGAAGACTATATCGAACGAAACGATAAGTAATATTTTTTTTATGTAATATATTTGGTTATATAAATTATATTTTGTAATTTTATATCAAAGTTAAACATTAAAAAACAAACATTATGTCAACATTAAAATTTTCAGACGGAGAAGAATTCGATTTAAGCGGAATATTAAGAATGGAAGAACGAGCAGATGGATGGTACGTATTAGGGAACAATAGAATGATTCCCGTAGCGGATGAGGAAGATGCTTTATTAACAATTGAGAAACTAACTTCACTTAGATAGTTTTATTTTAACACCCTTGAGCCTCATTTTCAATTATGGATTTGAGGCTCATTTATATAAAAACATTTTATATTTGATTTGGTTTATAGATTTATTATTCGTAATTTTATATCAAAGTTAAACATTAACAACAATTAAAACAACAAATAAAATGAATACAATAACTCAGACAATAGAACAAGATGGTTTCTACTGGTTCGAATATAATACCAGAACAATAACACTAATCAGTTTCTCATTGAGCGACCTAATAAAACGTATAGTACAATTAAACCCAACGTTAAACTAACACACGTACGTTAAATACTAAACAAACAACAACAACTAACATGAGGCGGCCAAAAGGTCGCCTTCATTAATTTAAACACATGTATGCGCGCGTGCGACAAAAAGAATAGCGGGAACGGGCCTGCGACAAAAACTCTGGCTGAAGTCCCGGGTCTGGAGATGGAGGGGGAGAGGTCGATCCGCTAGCGCGGCGCGCGCGCTGCGACGGCGAAATGGCCCCACGGTAATTGCGGTCCATCGACGGCGCGCGGTTGGTGCGCCCGAAGGCCCCGTATCTACAGATAAACGACAAAACCCCGGCCCCGCGCCTCATATATACAAATATACCACAAAATCATTATAGCTCATTTCACCACAAAATCCGAGGGGGTAAACTCTTTCTTTTTACAAATTTCTTTTCAAAACCAAAACGTATATACGAGAACGTGGATTATAAAAAGATTATTCGTATATTCAATACATTATTATCGTATTAAAGTATTTAAAGATGATGAAAGACAAATTTAAACGTATATCAATAGAGGAGGCTCAAGAACACTATTATCTAAAACCAGAAGGAATATCTTGTACTATCGCTAATGCATACACGTTAACGCCTGTTGAGGAACAAGATGGTTGGGAGGAAGTTCACTATTGGATTAAGAAAATATCGTTTAATGCTAAATTAGCTATTGATGAAGGATATATCTATATTTTAGAGAATAAGAGTCAACCGGGTATTTGTAAAATTGGATATACGGATCGTACGCCTCAAGAGCGAGTTAGGGAAATAAATGGTGCTACAGGTGTAATTGTTCCGTGGTATATATCGAATGCTTTTCCGTGTAAATCACCTTTAGCTATAGAGCGTTTAGTTCATAGCGCTTTAAGTGATTATTGGGTGAATAAAGAAGGGTTCGCCATTACTTTACCTCTCGCCGAACGTACTGTACTTAGTGTTATCGCCGAAAATAGCGCAGGTATAGCGTAAATTTTACCCGGTCTCACACATTTATATTATTCCAGCATATTTATTATAAAATCAATTATGGCAGAATACGTATTACAAGACAAAGATAAAGCAGCATTTATTAATCGTATGAATAAGGTTTTATCTCAAATCGGATCTGGATTTGGAGTAGATCAAAGTAGCTTTGTTGACGTGCCTGAGACTGAAGATGATGATAAATGTATATTCATAGCAGGAAGTGATGTTGAGGAAAAGGTTCTTGACTCATTAATTGATAAAAATGCATTTACATATAAGGTAAAGAAAATTGATGTAAACGAAATATTAAGAGAAATTAAACAACAACTTAAATAAAAACAAATAAAATGAACGACTTTAACTTACAAAAGTTCTTAACAGAGAACAAATTGACTCGCAATTCTAAATTGTTGACTGAAAATTACAATGTAGAACCTATTAAACTAATACTTTTATCTAATTCTACACCGGAAGATAAAATGGATGATATTGGAACTTTTTTAACTGATACTGAGGAGGGATATGATTTAGGTAACTCTAATTTAGGAGATATTATTGATCTATGGTTTGATGGGAAAATAAAAGCTGGGGATGGGTTGATGCAAATTAAGCATTTAATAGATAATCCTGGTAATATAGAAGATAGATCTGAGGATTTGATGTAAATAATTCCATCCTTTGCGTTCTATCGCATTGACTAACCCGTCCCTAAAAAGGCGGGTTTTTTTGTTTTACATCGTCTTGTATATATGTATTTATTGATGATGTGGTTGGAGTGCTTGCTTGAAGATAAGTCGGGAGAGACTTGGCTGCCCCAACCCCGTTTCGTATGTTGAATCAAAATTATAAAAATTATGAAGTACAAAGAACAAGCCCTTAGAAAAATTGAAAAAATTGATCACAAAGTTGCTGCTTTAGAGAGCGCTATTAGTCGTAGTGAAGACATGAGCGTTATTGCTAATGCATTTAGAGAAATGAGAGAAGCAGTATCTAGCCTAAGAGATACTATCTCTATCGAAAACGATGAAATGAATTATTAATTTATGATTACCTTTATTGTTATATTAATCCTCTTAGTAGGTGTATTAGGTTATACTTCCTATAATTTATTTAAAAAAGTAGAGAAACTAGAGAAAATGGTTGATGGTCAAGACCAATATATTAAACAATTTTCTGATACTGTTGATTTTACTAATAAAAGATTGGGGGAAATTGATGACAAAGGGACATTTCAATCTGATGATGAGATAGGATGGTTTTTTGAAAGTATAAAAACCCTTCAAAATGAATTAAATGACTTCAACCTTAATGGAATTAGAAAATAAAACCCTAGTTATTGAATTAACCAAATCTGGTCAACCTCGTAAACGTAAACCCAAAACATCCAATACTTACTTTACTGAAGATACTCAGAATGCTATTATAGAATATGTAGCCTCACAGAATCAGGATTTTAGAGATAAAATATATCGTGAACGGATAGAATATGGGTTTTTTAAATTGACTCAAAATATTATTCATACGTTTAAATTTTATTATACTGATGGTGAGTCTGTAGAAGATGTGCAGCAGGAAGTAATTGCTTTTTTACTTGAAAAATTAAAATTATATAAACCGGAGAAAGGTAAAGCGTATTCGTATTTTGGAACTATAGCTAAACGTTATTTAATTCTTAAGAATAAGAAAAATTATCAAAAGCTTCAAGACAAAGGTGATTTGATTGAGGTAGATGAGGATAAAACTATTAGAGAAGAAATCATAAATGATTATTACGGTAAAGATTATAGCGTAAGTGAGTTTATGAGTTTGTATATCAAATATGTTGATAAGAATTTGAGTAAATTGTTCCCTAAAGACATTGATGCTCAAACAGCAAACGCTATTGTTGAATTGTTTCGTAAGTGTGAGTCGTTAGATATATTTAATAAGAAGGCACTTTACATATATATTCGTGAGATAGTTGATGTTGATACACCTCAAATTACTAAAATTATTAAGAAACTAAAAATCACGTACGTTGAATTATATAATCAATATTATTCTAGTGGATATATACGGGTATAAAGTTTTATAACTTTTATATTTATAACCAAAAATAATTATGGATTTTGATCAAGTAATGTGGGGTAATAAGAAATTTTCTGATTTGCTCAAAGACATTTATAATAACTCAAAGGAAAAGGAAAAGCAAATTAAAGAACTGATTGAGACATTAAAACCATTGGTTACTAATTCTCAATCGGCTCTTATGATTGTTCCTTTAATTGCCGAGCATCTTAACATAAGTGTCAAAAATGACGACCAATTAATTAAATTGGCCAGTATAGTACAACGTGCTATGAATACTTCTTCCTCAGATGAAGCGGCCCATATGATTTTAAGTGAAGCAGAAAAACAACAATTATTCTCAGCTGTAAGTGAAATCGGAGGTACTATTAACGGATCTAAAGCAGAATAACTATGAGAATAAGAGATGGTTTATCTCCTATCACTGCTAATATAGGAAATAATAATTACCAAGTTCCTCAAGGGTATAAAGTTGGTAAGGTTTATGCTGTGATGTTAAGTCCATCTAGTGTTCCTAAAAAAATATGGGAACAAAATGGTAGTTGGAGTGGTATTGGTACTATTATTTATCAAGAATATAGAGAAGATACTGAGATCCCCTTGATAGATTTAACTGATGAGTTTTTAAATACACTTCCTACTGCCCTTCCCTTATATCCTAGTCAAAAATATTTTCCTTTACCTGGTGAAATAGTATTATTGATGGATTTACCATCGGCACCATCTCCTGTAACTGATAAGACTAATGAGACATACTATTTAAGTCCTATTAATGCTTGGAATAGTCCTCAATTTAATGGATTGTTTATAGAAGAAGATAAAAATATACTTTATAATTCATTTATTGAAGATGGAAATTTTAGAGGTTTACAAACATTTGAAGGAGATTATTTACTAGAAGGCAGATTTGGAAATTCAGTTCGTTTTGGAAGTACTAATAAATCAGGGAATGAAGATTTATCTCCATGGTCTACTAATCCTGTTGAATTACAGAGTAACCCCATTATTCTTCTCTCTAACCAGCATAACTATAAACTTCCTGGCTCAGAATTAAATGTTGAGAATATTAATTTAGATGGTTCATCTATTTACTTAACCTCAAACCAGTCAATACCTTTAAATATTGGTAATGTTGTTTTAAGTAGTATTACTAGTCCTACTAACTTAGCTGATTATACTAAACCACAAGTTGTTATAAATGCTGATAGAACTGTAATTTCTTCTAAATCTGATGAGATATTGATGTTTGGTAAAGCAGGTATTGAATTGTATTCTCAAGGTCCTGTCTATCTACAAAGCGCTAATGTTGGGTTAACAATGCAAGATAATCAAATATATTTAGGCCCATATAATAATAATACAGCAAGTCCCCAACCTTTGATTTTAGGAACTCAACTTCAAGAATGGCTTAATGATTTAACAGTAGCTCTAAGTAATTTTGCTAGTGTTTTAGGTCCAACATTTTCTCAACCAGAAGGAACTTTACTTGAATCCGTTAATTCAGCTGCTAGTGCTCTTCAAGATTCCGTAGCTAAATTAAATGAAAAATTAATGAATGAAAGTCTAATATCTAAAGTAACATATACAATATAATGGCCGAAACCACTACTAAAGATAAGATAAAAGCAGCTAAAAAAGCGTTAGATGAAGTTAAAAAAATTAAAGAAGATGCTCAAACACAGTATGCTAAAGCTGAGGCTTCATATAATAAAGCTAAAGCTACTGTTTTATCTGTTCAATCATTAGCGGCCGGTGCTGTTAATGGTGCTACGGGAGCTATTAGTAGTCTTGCTACTACGGTTACCGCTGCTGGTATTACCGGGGATAATAATATTAGTTCTTTGTCATCTGAAGAAAGAGCTAAGACAGTACAGAAATATAAAGATGAGGCTAAAAAATTAGAAAGAAAAGCTCAACAAGAATTAGAAAAAGCTCAAAAAGCTTTAGAAGGTGCTAAAAAACGTATTATTGTTATACAAGAACAACTTAATGTTTTATTTACTAAACGAACATTAAAGGAAAAAGCAACAGCTAATAAAGCACTTTCTAAATCAAAAATAAAAACAGCTAATAAAAAAATAAAATCAAATAAAGCTAAATTAAAAGCTGGATTAAAAAAAGTAATTAAAGCATCAGGACCTATAGCTATTGTATTTACTTTTAGCCGAATATTGAACTCTTACGTCACCCGATTATCTAACACAGTAGCTCAGTTAAGTACATTAGTAGATAAAACTAATGAAATAATACAAGCAGCTACAACTAAAACAGATATTCAAAAAGCAAAAGTAACACGAAATGCTGCTTTAGCTACTTTAAAAGCTGCTGAGAGTCAGGTGAATGGGTTTAAAAGAATTCTTAGGACTATGAGTAGAGTAGTTAGAACAATTACTTTATTAATAAACATAGCAGCTGCCTTACCTACATCGCCTTACCAAATATCTCCCCTTGCAGTAAAAGCTACTCGATTAATAGCTAAATTTAATCCTGTATTATTATCTGTAAGTATTTTGTTGCAAGTATCTCAAGCTACATTAGATAGTTTTATCTCTACTATTGCCTATGAACGTTCTAGATTACTTCCTTTAAATAATGTTTTAGAACAAGCTGATATCAAGGATTTAACCCCAGAGGAAGTACGTAATTTGTTGGTTACAAGTAATGAAGGGCTAGGACCTGTATTTGGAGAAGATGGTAATTTAGTTATATATAATGGATTTACTTTTTCTATTGTAGAAGAAGATGATCCTAAATTTATTGTTGCAGGAAATAAACGTAGATATGCTGTTGCCTTAGATAGAAGTGGATTTGTAGTATTACAATCTACTCCATCATTTACATTAGATCCTAATGTACTTATTGAAGAATTAAAATTAGAAATTAATAAACGAAATCTTGAAGCTTAATATTTATAGACATGAAAACAAATGAATTAAAAACCCTTATTAAAGAAGCCGTAAGAGAAGTTCTTAAGGAAGAATTAGCAGAATTAGGTAAACAAAAAATTAATGAATCCTTATCAATAGGGTCTCCTTACCATCAACCTAAATCTAATTCAAATCCTGAGGCTTGGCCTACCATGAACTTTAACTCTAGTAACATTAACCCAGCTGTTAGTAAAGAAACATTACGACAAACCCTAATGGGTCAAATGGGTATTGAAGCTCCCCCAGCAGCCCCTCCTACAACATTTGCTGAAAAACAAAGTGTATATTCGGATCTATTGGCGCAAGTAGCAAGCGATATGAGAAACAACCCAGCTGAAATAAATAATTTTAGAAGTATTCAATAATGGCTTATATAAGAAGTAATAGAGTTGATCCGAGAGATTTTCAAATTAATACTGCTATAGGAGTTGCTTTGCCTTTCAATGCTCCTGGGGTTTTTAGCAGTGTGTATTCTACTCAAGATCAAATCAAATACAATCTTATAAATTTAGTATTAACATCTAAAGGGGAAAGAGTTGAAAATCCTAATTTTGGTACAATTTTAAAACAACAATTATTTGAACCTATTTCTGAACAAACAATTCCTCTTATTAGAAGTAGTATAACTAATGCTGTTGCTCAATACTTACCTGAAATTGCTATAGATGCTATTGATATAGTACCTTATGCTGATGAGAATACGTTAGTAGTAACGATAAAATATAGGATTTTACTTTCTGCTCAACCTGATAGTGTAATAATTAACTTAGTATAATGACTCAAAATAAAAACATATCTTATCTAAATAAGAATTTTCTTCAATATAAAGCATCTCTTATTGAGTTTGCTAAAAATTATTTTCCAAACACGTACACTGACTTCTCAGAAGCTTCACCTGGTACGATGTTTATTGAAATGTCTTCATATGTTGGAGATGTTTTGTCATTCTATACAGATACTCAAATACAAGAAAATTTTGTATTAACGGCTAAGGAAAAAGAAAATTTATTAAATATGGCATATTCTTTAGGATATCGTCCTAAATCGTCATATGCCTCTGTTACTACTGTTGATTTTTATCAAAGAGTTCCTATATTGAATGGTGCCCCTAATCTAGATTATGCATTAATAATCCCAGAAAATACTCAGTTACAATCTAATTCAACTCAAACTAACTTTTTAACTATTAAAAAGGTTGATTTTACAGACACTGGTTCTGTAAGTATTAGCTTGTATGATGGTAATAATTACTTATTTAAAAAATCAGTACCAGCTATTTCAGCTACTCTACAAAGCACTGATTTTAGTTTTGGGGCCCCAATAAAATTCAACTCAGTTGAAATAAATGATCCTAATTTCCTTCAAATACTTCAAGTTACAGGAAGTGATAGTAGTCAGTGGTATGAAGTACCTTATTTAGCTCAATCTAATGTTATAAATAAAACTACCAATACTGGCCCTTCGGCTAATCAAGTACCTTATCTTTTAAGTTATTTAGAAACTCCTGATAGGTTTGTATCTAGAATTAGAACAGATGATGTGATAGAATTACAATTTGGTTCTGGTATGTATGTAAATACACCAGATAATGTAATTATACCTACGCCCGATAATATTCAATTAGGTCTAGTACCATCTGTTGATACTTCTGATTTGGTTAATGACTATAATCAAGCAGCTGTATTTTACACAAAACAATATGGTACAGTACCTTCAAATATAACTTTAAATGTTCAATATCTTTCAGGTGGAGGAGTTGGTGCTAATGTATCTGCTAATGACATTACTATAATTGCTTCTAATGCTGGTATAAATGCTAGTAACCCAGCATATACTAATGCTTCTTTAGCGACTTTACTGGTGAATAACGCGATACCTGCTACAGGTGGTAGAGGTGGCGATACAGTAGAAGAAATACGTTTAAACACGCTAAATGCATTTTCAGCACAATTGAGATCGGTAACTAAAGATGATTATATGAATCGTGCTTTAAGTATGCCCTCAGATTTTGGTACCATAGCTAAAGTATATGTTGAACAAGCTACTGCATTATCTGTAAATACGGGTAATGATCCTTTGATTGATAATAACCCATTAGCATTATCTATGTATGTGTTAGCCTATAATGATAGTAAAAAATTGGTTAACGCAACTACTGATTTAAAAACCAATTTAAAAGGGTATTTAGAACCATTTAGAATGGTTACAGATGCTATTATTATTAAGGATGCTTATTACATTAATCTAGGTTTAAGTTTTGATATAACAATTATACCAGGATTAAGTAATAATCAAATATTAACAGATTGTATAGCTGCTCTTACTAATTATTTTAATATAGATAAATGGCAGATTAATCAACCTATTATACTTTCTGATGTTAATTCTATTTTATTACAAATAAAAGGGGTACAATCAGTAGTAAAAATTGGGTTTACAAATAAATCAGGAGGTAATTATTCTCCATATAGTTATGATGTTGATGGTGCTTTTAGAAGTGGAATTTTATATCCTTCTTTAGACCCGGCGGTATTTGAAATAAGATACCCTGATTTAGATATACAAGGTAGAGTTGTAACTTTTTAATAACTCTATATTTATAGTAAATAAATAATATAAATGGCCATTTATAAAATCTTTCCCGAAAAGGATACAACTATTTACTCTGAATTTCCCGATATCAATACGGGATTAGATTCTATATTAGAGATAAAAAATGTTAATTCTACTTTATCTAGTAATGCTCAAGTAGCTAGAACATTAATTCAATTTCCCTCTGATAAGATGTTAGAGGTTTCTGATTTAATTTACAATACAAATACCTTACCTGTTGAGGGGCCTGTGCCTCCTTCATCTATTATTGGGATGTATAGTGCTTCTTTAAAGTTATTTTTAGCAGATGCTACTAATCTTCCTGATGATTATACTTTATATTGTTATGCTACTTCACAATCATGGCAAGCAGGTACAGGAAAATATTTATATGATCCTACTTATACACAAGATTGTAATTGGTATAATAGAAATAATAGTGAAGCATGGCCTACTTCTAGTTTCTTTACTGATACTACAGCTTCATTCAATTCAGATACCCCTGGAGGTGGTGTTTGGTGGACTACATATTTAGGGTCTCAATCGTTTGTAATAAACACTACTAAAGATACCAATATTAATGTTACATATATTGTAGAAACATTTAATACCCCTGGTTTTTTAGAGAATAATGGATTTATATTAAAATTTGATGATCAATATGAATTTAATACTTCATCATCTTATTCATTAAAATTCTTTTCTAAAGATACTCACACGATATATCTTCCACAACTTGAATTTGGTTGGGATGATAGTGTATATATTACTGGGTCTTTAACTGTATTAGATGATCAAAACATAGCGGTTACATTAGGTAATAATGCCGGTTTTTATAGCGTAAACGATGTATGCCAATTCAGAGTAAATGCACGACCTATTTATCCTCCAAGACAATTTACTACGGTATCTGTATTTACTTTAAATAGTGCTTTACCTTCATCTTCTTATTATGCTATCCAAGATTTAGACACAGAAGAATATGTTGTGAATTTTAATGAAGAACATACCAAAATAAGTTGTGATACCGCAGGAAACTTTTTTACGTTGTACACAGCTGGATTCCAGCCTGAGAGATATTACAAAGTATTAATTAAATCTGCATTTAGTAATGGCTCATCTATTATATATGATAACGATTATATTTTTAAAATAAACAAATAATGTCAGAAATAATTCCTGTTCAAAATTTAATTTATAATAAAGGCACATTTACTAAAGTTATTAATACTCAATTTAGTGAATTAACCTCACCTCCTCCTATCATTCCTGAGACTACAGTAGAGGCTTTTTTTGAGTTATATGATGAGTTATTTTCTATTATACCTACTGAAGGTGATATAAATTCACATAGAGCTATTTTATTAAGAGAAGCTGAGTATTTGAATGTACAATTATCAGATGATGTAGAGGTACAGGCCCTATTACAAGAAATTACAGATTTAAGACAGCAATTGTTAGAAGCTGAGGTAAATACTACTACAGATTTAGCTCAAAATAATTTAAACGTATAATAAAACAAATAACTGTTAATGACAGATAACATAAAAATAGTAGGACAAGTTCTAGATACAAGCCGAGTAAATCGTTACGATGTACAGGATGAACAATTACTTCTTCCTATTGTACAACAAGAAACATTTGGAAAACCAGAAGATT